AAGTTTCTGTTGGTCTTGAAACAGGTGATTCCCAATCACCATTTTCATCTCTAGTCCAACCAGGGTGAGGTTGATTATGATAAAACATATCTAACGTTGGATCGTAATTCCAAAGTCCACCACCGCTAGGATAGTATTTTCTAAAATTTTTATTGTATGAACATTGTTTCCAAGAAACACCTGCATCATTTGTAGGTGACTCTTCAGCAGATGTAAGTCCTGCTAAATTTGTTACAAAAGTTTCTGCACCTGTAGATTGATCTCCACCGTTTGCATTTACGTCATCATTACTAATAACGATAACTCTTAAAACTTTATTATTGGAATCTAATTCAGCAAAGTGTGCCACTATCTATGACCCTCCTTAACTTAATTCCTCATAATTGATAGTAATAGTAGCGTCAGAGTTTGCTCCTGCGCCTGCTTCTATATTATCTCCTTCTTCAAGGTATATTGCAGTATTCTTATCAACTACGACTAATGTTGCATCAGCTGGTACAGAAATTGTACTTGCGATCATAATAGGTGACCCACCTGATTTTGTAATTGCTACAGAAATATCAACAGCACTTGAACCGTCAATATTTGCTATAATAATATTGTTTACTTTAAAAACTTTTCCTGAAGATCCTGCGTTTGCAAGAATTTCTGTTGTTAGAGTTGTATTCAAAGTCGCTTGAACTGACTTTGCTGTTATCGTTGAAACGTTTACTAAATTTGGTGCCGACATATTTTATATTCTCCTATTGTTTATTTATCCAAAAATCAAAGAAAAAGCAACAGCTAATCCTGCAGTAGCTATTTTATTTCCACTGACTTGTGCTTGTCCTGTTCCATTTGGAGCTATATTTATATTACCATTTGCCCCATCAGTAATAGTTATTGTACCAGAATTACTACCAGAATTAGTATCTAAAACAAGATCATGTGCACCACTTGTTGTAAGCGTAGCTGCAGCTGCCCCTGTTCCGATTCTTGTTTCTCCAGTACCTTTTGGTTTAATATGAATATCAACATTTGTTTCTCCACTTGCACCTATGATTGGTGGATTACCTGTTGCAGCATTAGTTACTTCTAATTCATTTACTGCTGAACTTGTTGTTTGAAATATAATTTGCTCGTTTCCATTTGCATCTGCAATAAAACCTGCATCTACAATTTTTGGAGCAGTTAAAGTTTTGTTTGTTAAAGTCTGTGTTCCTGTAAGTGTTACATCACCTGTACCAAAACCCATGTCAATAATATCAGGATTAGTACCATCATTTGCAGAAGCAAATACAATTTTAGTTACTCCACTAGCTACTGCCACACTATCACCGGATCCTGAAACATATTTAAAAGTTACAGTTTGAGAGCCACTTGTAGAATTTTTTAAAAAATAAAAAGTTTGAACATCTATAGGTATAGTAACATTTCTTCCAGCAGAAATAGTTCCTGTAAACTCAATCATTCTGTGTGCAAGAGTTGCACCAGTTGATCCATCACTAACAGAAAGATCTGTATCTCCAGAATCTGAAACTGCTTGTTGTGTAAAACCACCAGAAATTTGTTCGATTATACTTAAATTAGTATTAGTTTTCGTCCCCCACGTACCAGCGTTTTCACCAGTTGCTTGGAGTTCTACTCCTAGAGGTGTGTATGTTGATGCCATAATTATTTTCTCCTATGCAGCGTCACTATAACTTGTATTTGATCCAGTTGCAACAGAAGAATAACTACTATTTGACCCTGTTGCAACACTTGTATACGATGTATTTGAACCAGTGTCAATGTCTCCGTAAGCTTGTATTCCAATTATCCCTAAACTAGCTGTTAACTGGTCTAATGATAAACCTTGCACTATATCAACCGGCGCTATTGTTCCTACACTTGTTGTAACAGATACTCCTGTTAATCCAACAACATCAGCAGGTGCTATTGTTCCTACACTTGTTGTAGCAGATACACCTGTTAAATCTAATAACTCTATAGCTCCTGTAGTTAAATCTCCTACAGAAGTTGTTGCAGAAACTCCTGTAATTTCACTAGGACCAAATTCTAAACCTAAAGTTCCTAGACTAGATGTTGCTGCTATTCCTGACACCGGTTCAGTGCTAACACCAAATGTTAATCCTAAATCTCCTACACTTACAGTTGCAGCTTGACCAGTTAAACTTATCGTAGGACTAATTACAAAACTAAAACTACCAACATTCGTTGTTGCTTCTTGACCTGATAATTCATATGCAAATTCTAATGTAGGAGATCCTACACTTGAAGTTATCTCTCTTCCAACTAAAGGAATAACTTGATTAGGAGATTCACCCCAAGAGTTATCTCCCCACGCATCTCTACCCCAACCAACTAAAGTTCCAACATAAGACATTGTTGGTGTTGCAAATGTTGCAGACACTCCTGTAAGTGGCACACCAATTTCACCATCAACTTGTAAACTACCAACAGAAGATGTTAGAGAGTGATTAGAACCTATCATCTCTAATAAAATTATATTTTCTGTAGTAATATTTCCTAAAGTAGATGTTGCTTCAAGTCCAGAGACAGAAATAGTTTCATCTCTACCTTCGCCCCAATCAGCTGTGCCCCAAGAAAGTCTGCCCCAACCTGTTTGATTTGATTCTTCTGTTGTACCAAGTGATGCTGTTAAACTAAAACCTGTTACTGAAATAACAGGATCAAAACTTTCACCCCAAGGTTCTTGTCCCCAATCGTCTCTACCCCAACCTTGAGCTGCGTATGCAGCAACAGAACCAATTGAAAAACTTGCTGATACTCCTGTTAAATCTATTAGATTGCTATCTTGTTCGCCCCATAAACCTTGACTCCAGGTTGTACCTGATCTATTCCAAGTATTGGCGGACATAAGGTTTTACCCCCTATGCTATACGGATTATTGCGTTAGATGCGTCAGCTGTTGGAAATTGAATTGTGAATGTTCCAGAAGAAACTGTTTTGTCACCACCGAAAGCGATAACTGCTACAGCTTTGTCAGATTGTGTATCATTATAAATTAATGCACCGTTAGCTGTAAAAGATGCAGAAGTATAACTAACATCTGAAAAATCACAAACTGCTGTTGAACCAGATAAAGCTGGAGTTACACTTGTTAAAGTAGCTCCTCCTGCAGTGTATGCAGTTCCAGATGAGTTTGTAATTTCATTTGATGTTGAATAAGCTGTTGTACCAGCACCTAAAGATGCTGAACTTGTAAATAAAGCTATTTTGAAAGTGTTTCCACTTGTTGCTGTGAAATTGTGTGTACCAACTAAAATTTCTTGTTTGAAGCTGTTACAAATTGCCGATGTTATTGCCATAATTTAATCTCCTACGGGTTTGCTGAATTTACTGGTATACGAACAGCACCATCAGTATAGTCATCTCTTCGTCTTCTACCAACTTGCTCATTAGCAAACTTCTGTACCTCTTGTTTATACTTATTTTCATATAGTGTCAACATATCTATTGGACCTTTTAAAAATCCATATGTTTCTGACAAACAGCAATATAAAAGCCCATTTGGAAAATTAAGGCTAATATAATTGGTATCGTTATTTTCTAACAATGCAGGAGCTGCATTAAAATGAACTCTAAATTTATATGTTTGATCAGGCACTGGAGCAAACATCATTCTACCAGATGTAGTATCAGACTCTCCTGTAGCACCTCCAAACATAGCATAATATTTTGGTTGACCTCTTTTTGCAGAAGCTGTGGAAGAAACATATTCTTGTAAATATGTAACATCTTTTTTTTCTAACCACACATTAGGTCCAGTTATAGCTGAAGTAGAATCATAAACTTGTATTCCTCTAATAAACACAGCTCCTGCTGGAGCATTAATTGTTTCTTGACCTACAACAAGATTACCCTCTTGTTGTTTTCTATCTGCATCAATAGGCACATCTCTAAAAATTCTGTACTGTGCATTTAATATTATGTTTTCTAAAACAGCATCTGTTAAAACATTAGAGTCTGTTTCGGTATAACTTCTTATTTGTGTTTTTAATCCTGATGCACTTAATCCAGCCATTATACTACTCCTGCTAATTCTCTACATTTAGGACAACGATGTTTATATTTATTGTGTTCATCACAAAAACCTTTTTTAACTTCTTCGTACAAAGTAAGATGTGGGTCCTGTTTTTCAGGTTTAAATATATTTTTTATCCAATTCCAAATTTTATTTATCATGCTTGTATTGTTATGGGCCCTACTGAACAACCATAACCTCCTCCTTTTATATTACCACTTGTAGCAGTATTTGTGTCAACTGTAAAAAAGAAAAAATTATTAGTTAAATAGTCATTTGATGCATCTCGTGCATCATTTTTATATTTTCCAGTTCTTATTGTATATCCAGCTGCTTTTGCAATATTAGCTCCTGTAATACCGTCAAAGCCCTGTGGATTAGAATATGTAAAAGCACTCCCTGCAGAAGTAGTTGGTGGTCCTCTAAATCTATATGTTGTTGAATCTGTTAAACCATGTCCAGGTGAAAATACATTTATAATACCAGAACCTGCAGCATATGTTTCAAAACCATTATTAGGTATTCGAACAGTTGTTTCAGGTTCTGTTCTATCACTTCTAACATTTCTTAATGCAATACCGTCTGCTGAAATAGGTTTAGGTTCTAATTGTGGTTGTTTTGGTTCAAATTCAGAAACATGTACAAACGCACCATTCCATTCTCTAACCATTTCTCTATATGGAAATTCCATACCAGATCTATCAGATATTGCTTTTGAATGTTTTCCTGTTGCATACTTTGCCATTATGTTCCTGGGTAATAAGCTTTTGGTGTAATATATGTACTAGAAGCCGAGCCATCTTCTGCAAGAGCTCTTGCTAATTCATCTTCATAATAAAGTTTCATAGCTTGTACCATTTGTGGTTGATATTTTTGTGCTAAATAAAATGCTAAACCTGAAGTCATACAAGGTACAAATCTAAATGGAACATCAGTTGCATTTGTATAATCACCTATGTCTTGAATTCTTTTTATATAATAGAAATGCATATCTTTAGATGCATTTGTTGAATCTGGTGTCGGGTAAACGCTGATACTTACATGATCAATAAATCTTTGAACCCAATATTGATTAGGTGTACCTTTAGAAAGTTTATTTGAAAAACCTGCATAAGTTGATCTATCAACTTTAGTCATAGGACTATCTGATTGTGTAGTTTGAGTTCTATTAGATCTTAACTGTGCTTCAAGAACATCGGATATTCCATATACACCATTTGGTGTTGAAGTAGCACTTGTGCCGTCATCAGATGATCTAAAAAATTTATATTCGGCTTGTCCTTCAATTAAATCAAGATTTAATTCACCTATTTCCCAGTAGTGAATACCTCTATTACCCCATTCTTGAAATAAAATATTAAGAGATCTTCGGGCTGACTTCATTTGATAGCCAGCCACAGAATTTAATCCAATACGTTCAAAAGACTCTTCTATAATTTCATCAATAGAAAAAGTTTTATCGAACGTTGTAGTTCCTGAAGTGGTATTAGCCATTTAAACTCCTACGATTCGTAGACTTTAATCCATTCACAAACGATTGTACCTGTGTCTCCTGCGGCGCAAGCTGG